AAGGAGTGGTGATGGCCGGTCAATCAAGAACACTCAAGCTCTCGATCCTTGCTGATGTTGATGAACTCAAAAAGAGCCTCAATGTAGGCTCAAAGGATGTCGATGGATTTGCCGGCAAAATTGGTGATTTCAGCAAGAAAGCGGCGTTGGCTTTTGCTGCCGTAGCTGCCGCCGCTGGTGCCATGGCTTTGAAAATCGGTGTCGATGCCGTCAAAGCTGCATCAGATTTGTCAGAGACAATTTCAAAGGTTGGCGTTTTATTTGGTGACACAGCTGATGACATTGAAAAATTCGCATCCGGTGCCGCTACCTCTTTGGGTCAGACAAAGCAACAGGCTTTGGATGCAGCCGCCACATTTGCGACATTTGGAAAGTCTGCCGGATTAAGCGGCAAGGATTTGAGCAAATTCTCAATTGACTTTGTGAAGCTTTCATCCGATCTGGCCTCTTTCAATAACACATCACCAGAGCAAGCGATCAACGCGATCGGATCGGCATTGCGTGGCGAGGCTGAACCATTGCGCCAATACGGCGTTTTGTTGGATGATGCCTCATTGCGCCAAGCAGCTTTGGAATTGGGAATTGTCAGCACAACCAAAAATGCCTTGACACCACAACAAAAGGTGTTGGCGGCTCAAGCTTTGATTTACAAGCAGACATCAGCTGCACAAGGCGATTTTGAGCGCACAAGCGATGGCCTAGCCAACCGGACAAGAATTCTCACAGCTCAATTGGAAAACGCCAAAACCACAATTGGACAAGCTCTTTTGCCTGTCGTTTTGGAATTGGCTACTTTGTTTTCGGACAAGGTTATCCCGATTGTGCAAAAAGTTGCCGATGCTTTTGGATCAAAGAAAGACGGCATGGGCGGCACACTTACCGCTTTGGCCGATGGCATCAAAGGTTTTGTGCAGCCAATTTTTGAAGGCTTGAGATCAGCTTTTGACAAGATCAAAAACACAGTAATTGAAAACAAAGATGAATTTCAAGCTTTCTTTGATGTGGTCAAGGCAGCTGCACCAATCATCGGCAATGTCATTGGAGCGGCTTTCAATGTTGCTGGCACAGTAGCAAGCACAGTTTTGAATCTGATTTCAAATGTTTTGGGTGCTTTGAAAACAATCATCAACACCGCAATCGATGGCATCAATCTTGTGATCCGTGGCCTCAATTTGATCAAGCCGGGGCCAGACATTGCAAGCATTGGCAAGATCGGCACATCAACCGGATCAAGCTCAACCGGTGGCATTTCGGTGCCAGCTGCATCATTGCCAAGTGGTTTCAAGCCAGCGGCAACGCCTACGCCAACACCGACAGTTACGCCAACGCCAACACCAACACCAATTGCCAATGTGGCGGCATCGGCGGCAACGGCAGCCAAGGCAGCGGCAGCCAACACAGCTGTTTCAAGCAATTTCAATCCGGGTCGATTCCGTCTGGCCGAAGCTGAATCAATGGGCACCACCATCAATTTAACTGTCACCGGAGCATTTGATAAAGAAGGCACAGCACGCACAATTGTGGACACGCTGAATAATTCAACTTATCGCGGCACCGGTGGTGCATCTAATCTGGTGTATTTATGACCTTGTTCAATCCTGTTTGGCGTGTAATTATTGGTGGCACGACTTACACAAATTATGCTTTGGCCAATCTTTCAATCACATCAGGCCGCACGAACATTTATGAGCAAGCTCAAGCCGGCTATGTAAATTTAGAGCTAATCAACCTCGATCAATCCAACATTGACATTGAAATCAATGATGCGGTGACAATCGAATTGCAAGATTCCACAGCTACATTTGTGCCAATCTTTGGTGGAACTGTCGTGGAATTTGACATTGGCATTGCTGCATCGGGCGTTGTGGGCATCAATCAATCGGTGAGCATTACAGCTTTGGGCGCATTGTCTCGATTGCCAAAAGCATTGACACAAGGCGTTTTGGCTAAAGATTTTGATGGTGATCAAATCCTGTCAATTCTTACCGATCTTTTGGTGAACTCATGGAACGAAGTGCCGGCAGCCTTGCAATGGAACACTTATGATCCAACCACTCAATGGCAAGATGCCGAAAACACCGGATTGGGTGAGATTGATACACCAGGTAGCTACGAGCTGGCCAACCGATCATCATCGACCACCAATGTTTATGCTTTGGTTTCAGCTTTAGCAACATCGGGATTGGGCTACATTTACGAAAACCCATTGGGCCAAATCAGCTATGCCTCGGCAGATCACCGATCGATTTATTTGGCCAATAATGGCTACACAGATGTATCAGCCGCTCAAGCAATTGCCAGCTCTTTATCGATCCAGACTCGATCCGGTGACATCCGAAACGAAATTGTGTTGCGTTACGGCAACAATTCAGCCAGCGAGGTTGTGGATTCTGATGCAACATCGATTGGCTTATACGGCAAATTAGCGCAGATCATTACAACGACAATTGAAAATGCCAGCGATGCCGAGGATCAGGCAGCTTTCTACCTAACGCTCCGATCCTACCCACAGGCCAATTTCAACCAAATCACATTTGAGCTGACCAATCCAGAAATCGATGATGCCGACCGCGATGCATTGATCAACATTTTCATGGGATTGCCAATGCGTATCAACGACCTACCGCTGAACATGGCAGCCGGTACATTTTTGGGCTTTGTCGAAGGCTGGACATGGCGTGCCTCTTATAACACAATCTCTGTCACGGCTATTCTTTCCCCATTGGCATTTTCATTGCAAGCCATGCAATGGCAAGATGTCGCAATTTCAGAAGCATGGAACACAATCAGCGGCAGCCTCACATGGGCTGATGCGTTAGTCGTAGCGTAAGGAGAAACAAGTGAGCAACCCGACATCGAATTTTGGGTGGCAAATGCCACAACCGACAGATTTGGTCACGGATTTGCCGGCTGATTTTGAAGTATTTGGTCAGGCGGTTGATACATCGTTGGCTGATCTCAAAGGCGGCAGCACCGGACAGGTACTTTCAAAGAATTCAAACACCGACATGGATTTTGTGTGGGTCACATCAGATGATGCCAATGCAATCCAAAACACAATTGTTGATGCAAAAGGCGATTTAATTTCTGCAACCGGTAGCGATACACCGGCTCGCTTAGCGGTTGGCACAAATGGTCAGGTTTTGACCGCTGATTCAACCGCCGCAACTGGTTTGAAATACGGATGGGGTGGTTTAACACTAATTACTCGCTCATCGTTTTCAGGTACAGCGAGCGCAATTTTCGACAATGTTTTCACATCAACATACAAAACTTACTTAGTAAACATTGAAAGAATTTTTGCTGTTGGAAACAATAATACATTGCAATTGCAAATGCGTTATGGATCGACAACCGAAACGGGTGCAAGTTATTCTGGCATAAACATAAACGGCAATTATTCAACATCCACCATTACGGGAAGCAATCAAAACGCTTCAAATCAACTTTTGGTGACAACATACATTGGCGGCGGAAGTGGTGAAGCAGCAACCGCAAATCTTTTTTTTAATCAAGTCGGTACAGGATCAAGTGTAGGCGCATCAATCAATGGTTTTGCTCAATCAAATCGAATTTATACGGGCAACTTCATTGGAATCACAATGAATACAGTTCGGGATTATACAGGCTTTTTGTTGAAAGATAGTGGCGGAACAAATTTAACTGGCACAGTTGCGATTTATGGATACGGAGTTTAATGATGACAATTGAGATTTTTCATTTTGATGGTGCAACCGGTCAAGAAGTAATACGACCATTAACAGAGCAAGAGGAAGCCGAGTTTATTATTATGGCTGAAAAGTCAAAAGCAGAACAAGCTGCACAAGAAGCTGCCATCAAAAAAGCAAAAGCTGATAAACAAGCATTGTTGGATCGGCTTGGAATTACAGCGGATGAAGCAAAATTGTTGCTTATGGTTGAACAAACAACACCAATTGTGACCGGTGATGAGTAATTTTCCACAAGGCACATTGCCTCGATTGATTCAGGTTGCTCTGGCCGAGGTTGGCACAGCTGAAACCGGCAACAACGAGACAAAGTACGGAAAGCACATGAAGGCCGACAAGCTGCCATGGTGCGGCTCGTTTCTCAATTGGTGTGCAGATCAAGCTGGTGTCAAAGTTCCAAATGTGGTCAGCACACGAGCTGGAGCCGAGGCTTTTAAGAAAGCCAAGCAATGGCACACAACACCAAAGATTGGTGATTTTGTTTTCTTTGATTTCATCATCGATGACAAAACCACAATCAATCACATTGGCTTGGTGATCCGGGCATCGGAAAAACAGATTGTGACCATTGAAGGCAACACATCCGGTGCTGGCGATCAGCGCAATGGTGGAGAAGTGATGGTGAAATCAAGAGCTTTGGGAGCACGCTCATTTGTGGTGGGCTACGGCCGACCAACTTATGAGCCTTTTTCTGGTGATTTGCCAGATCGACCAAAAGGAGAAAAATGATGGATCAAGCAAAAGCAATTGCGGCTTCATGGGGTCGCTCATACATCGCGGCAGCTTTGGCCGTGTACATGGCTGGTGGCGATCTCAAGGCAATGGCAATGGGCGGCGTTGCAGCTGTTGTGCCAGTCATTTTGCGATGGCTGAACCCAGCTGATACAGCTTTCGGATCAACGGGGAAATGATCCCGAAACTACGCGCGGCAAGCTTGGCTTTGATCCTTTCGCTAAGCCTTGCCGGGTGTGGGTATGACGGCTGGGTGCGATACCCATGCCAGCTGCATGAGAATTGGGAAAACCCAGAGTGCAACAAGCCACAATGTAAAGTGACCGGCACCTGTTCAGAGGATTTGGTGGGCGATGGCCTCGAAAAATAAAGACCGATTAAGTCAAGAGGAAATCAAGGCACGGCTGATGTTTCTCATTGGCGCGGTGCTTTCAATTGTTTTTCTTATTGTCACACTAGGCATCACATACGCATTGATCTTTGTGACACAGCCAATTGGTGCCCAAGCTCCAAATGATGCAGCTTTTATCGATTTGCTCAAAACCTTAGCAATCTTTCTCACCGGATCATTGGGTGGGGTTTTAGCATCAAACGGCTTGAAAGACAAGCAAAAGTCAGAATACGAAAAAGCCATTGAAAGGCGTTTAGGCGGTAGCGACACGCCATGATTTGAGCGTGATTGTTGAATTTGTCGGCTGATGCTGTCACTCTCTATTTCGGGAGCTGATAAGCGGCTCCCAGAAACGGGAGCAACAAAATGAACGAATTATCAATTGTGATCTTTATGGTCATCGCTGGAGCTTTTTGGGCTGTTATGAGCTACGCGGTCGGATTTAAAGAAGGCCAGCGACAAGGCTACACACGAGGCCGTGCGGTATCTCGCCACATCTCACAGCTCAATGAGGTGAACAACTAATGGCCGGATTTCTAGAAAACTACGAAGGCAACAAAGAGCGCACAGATCGCTGGATTGCCACATTTCCAAATGGGCGTTTAGAAGCTCACATCATTGAATTCAATGCTGACAAAGGCTTTGTGCTGGTACAAGCTAAGGCATGGCGCAATCAAGAGGAAACAGAGCCAGCCGGCATTGATTACGCTTTCGGCTATCGTGAGGCGTACAACCCGAACATGAAACGCTGGTTTTGCGAGGATACTACCACATCAGCTTTGATGCGCGTGATGGCCTTGGTTATGGGTGGCACAGAAAAGGCCACAAAAGAAACCATGGAGCAAGTCAAAGTCAATGATGCAACAAAGCCGGTTGAGCATGATTATTGGACAACCAAATTTGGTGATGTGCCAAGCTACAAAACAGCGGCCGAGGCAGAGCAATCAGGCATCCCATCACTTGGATCATCGATGGATGAAATTGCCAAGCAATTGGGTGGAGAGCTTGTACAAGAGGCACCGCAATGCCGACACGGGCATCGTGTATGGCGCACCGGCACATCGGCCAAAACGGGCAAAGATTGGGCCAATTTCTCATGCGTAGGCAAAAAGCCAGATCAATGTGAGCCGCTTTGGTATGTATTTACAAGCCGAGGAAAATGGGAGCCACAAGTATGACAAAACAAAAGCTGATCAAAATACTGGTGATCATTGAAATTGTTTTGATTTCAACGCTGATTTGGATGATACTCAAATGAGTGACTTTGTGGAAATCATCTATCCTCAAGAAATGAAAGCGCGATTGATGTGCAATGGCGAAATCATTGAGGAATACAAAATCGAGCAATGCGACAAATGCTCACAGCTGCGCCGATTGGATCATTTCGGCTACCAAAAAGGCTATGACAAGCAAGACAACATCATTTGGTTTTGTGGTGATTGCCGATGATAGATCGCATTGAGGAGGTGCAATGCATGATTGCAGCGATCCAGCATTGCCATGATCGATCAGCTGACCACAGTTCACGAATTGTCAAAAACCTGTCATGGTTTGAGTATGTGGCACAGATGGGCGAATCAATGCTGGCTGAGCTAGTGGTGGCCAAGCGATTGGGTTACGAGTACACACCTGGCATCACATGGGATAAATCCAAAGCTGATGTGGGCGAACACATCGAAGTCAAATGGTCAGCCAATCCCAACAGCAATTTGTGGATTCAGGAATCAGATCGACATGATCGTGACATTGCTGTACTTGTCACAGGCAACTCACCAAAGATGCACATCGTTGGCTGGATGCCAGTAGTCATTGCCAAAAAACCACGCTACCGAAACGCCTCACAAAACAATTGGAGCGTGCCTCAAATCAATCTGCAACCTATTGAGACTTTACAAAGGAGCAATTATGCACATCCTTCAATTTGATTGTTCTATATGTTCAAAGCTGTATGGAAAGCCTAAGCAACGCCATGGGCTTAAGAAAGGCGCAGAGCTAACAGAGCATGAGTGGTTTGCACAATGCATGAGCTGTGGCACATTTGGAATTAAGATCGTTGATGATGCACGGATCGGAGAGTTAAGCCAATGACTATCAACCCAAAAGACATACACATCGCAACCGATGGCAAGATTTACAGTTTCAGCGGATTCGGTGGCGTTATGAATTGCAGCGATTGCGACAATGACACGATGGTCAATGAGTACGATCGCCAAGATGATGGAGCTGTCGTATGGTTTTGCAAGCCTTGTGAGGATAGGTTGCACCTATGAAGTTATCCACAGCCTTTATCCACAGGTGTGCGAAACCTGTTGGAATCGCCCAAGATTACGCTCGGTATTTGACAGCGTTGGTACGCTCCAGACTCGCAGACGAGCCGGTGTGCCGGATAGCTCGGGCGCGATGTATGGTGCTATTG